GGAGACCTGCTCAGCTGTGAGATGTCCGTATCGATCCTAACAAGTTGGAGTTAATATGTCCGAGTGGGAAAAAGAAAACGAAGCCTTCCTGAAGAAAATCGGGCAGGTTAGCACACCAGCACCAAAGCCAGTAACTAAGAAAGAAGAGGAATAATCTCATGGCTGTATTTCTAAATAACAATGTGGGCGTGAAGATTAACTCTGTTGATCTTTCAGACCACGTAACATCTGTAACAATTAACCGCGTATTTGATGAACTAGAAGTCACAGCAATGGGTGACAGTTCACACAAGTTTGTCAAGGGTCTTGAGTCATCTACAGTGACAATCGACTTCCTAAACGACACAGCAGCAGCAAACGTATTGGCAACACTACAGGCAGCATGGGGAACTACAGTCACAGCTGTATTCCTACAGACAAAGGGAACAGCAGTATCTGCTACAAACCCTCTTTACACCGTCTCAATTCTTGTCAACAACACCACTGACATCAATGGTGCCGTTGCTGATATTGGGACACAGAGCATTACATTTACATGTAACTCAACAATTGCAGTAGCCACTACAGGCACATTCTAAAAACTAAACAAAGGGGCAAACCATGGCAAGACTGAAGATAGTTCGTACAGATGGAAGCGTACTAGAAGGCGAGATCACTCCAGCAGTGGAGTATGCGTTCGAGCAGTACGCTAAAAAGGGCTTCCATAAGGCGTTTCGCGATGAAGAAAAGCAAAGCGATGTCTACTGGTTGGCATGGGAAGTAACACGCAGGTCAGGTGAGACTGTTAAGACTTTTGGGATGGACTTCATCGAGACACTTAAAAGTGTTGAGGTGCTTGATTCAGACCCTTTAGCTTAAAGCGCGATCTTCCGTTCACCTATCTAATCGCTAGGCTAAGCATTAGATTGGGAATCGCGCCACAGCAGTTATTGGAATTAGACAAGACCATGCTAGATGCACTTATGCAAGGTCTCAAAGATGAAGCAAAGGAGATTAAAGATGCCAGTTCAAGTAAAAGGCGTTATTGAACTCCGCAAGGCTCTAAAAAATTATGCTCCAGATTTGGCTAAAGAATTAACTGCTGAGATCACAAAGTCCTTAAAAGTAATTCAGAAAGATGCAAGAGGCTTTGTCCCAGCTTCTGCCCCAGGTGGGCTTTATAACTGGGACAGAGTTTCCAAAGGCCAGCCTAAAGCATTTAACACATCAGGCAGAGTACGCCCATTTCCTCGTTATGATGCAACAGCCATCAAGCGTGGAATTGTTTATCGTACCGGCTATGGTAAGCCAAACTCCAAAGGATTTAGATCACTATTTAGAGTTAAGAATATGTCAGCTGCCGGAGCGATCTATGAGACAGCAGGCAGATTATCAGGAGTCCAGCGCACACCTGCCGGTGAACGATTTATCCAGCAAGGGCCTTTGTATGGCAGCAAGAAATCTGGTCAGGACATGCGTGGTCGTGTGCTTTATCGTGCTTGGGAACAAGATCAAGGTAAGCAATTAAATGCCATATTCACAGCCATTGAAAAAGCAGACAAAGCATTTAAGAGCCGCGTTGCTTCTGGAAGCATCAAGGGAGCAGCATGAGCAATATAGTCATTGATATTGCAGCGCAATTTACTGGGAAAAATGCCTTCAAACAAGCTGAGACTTCTACAGATAAATTAACCAAAGGCATTAAGAACATGGCCAAGACTCTTGGCGTTGCTTTCAGCGTTCAGCAAGTCTTAGCCTTTGGTAAAGCCTCAGTTCAAGCAGCAGCAGCCGATGAGAAAGCACAGAAGCAGTTAGCACTAGCTCTAAAGAATGTCGGTCTTGGGCGCGATGCCGCTGCCTCTGAAGCCTTCATCCAGAAGTTACAAAGCGAGTTCGGTGTAGTCGATGACAAGCTGCGCCCTGCCTATCAGCAATTAGCCGTAGCAACAGGAGACACTGCACAGTCACAGAAGTTATTGCAGATCGCTTTAGATATCTCTGCATCGACTGGTCGTGATTTAGCCTCGGTGACTTCCGCAATTTCCAAGGCATACCTAGGGAATAACACTGCCCTTGGCAAGTTAGGCGTAGGCATCTCAAAGGCTGATCTAAAGGCTAAGTCATTTGATGAGGTAATGAATCAACTCTCTACAACCTTTGCTGGGGCTGCTACTCAGTCTGCTAATACCTTTCAAGGTTCAATGGATAAGTTATCTGTTGCATCTGCCAATGTTCAGGAGATTATCGGCAAGGGTATTATTGATTCGCTTAAAATCTTAGCCGATGACACCACAGTCGATGATCTAGCAACAGGCATGGAGGAGTTTGCAACTGCAATCTCTGAGTCCATCCAAGGTCTAGCAATACTTATTGACGGTATTAAAAGCATCCCTAAGATACCAGGTGGCGGCAGTGGCGCTATATTTGATATAGATAAGTTATTTAAGTTTACTGGTATCTCAATGCTAAGAAAGATATTTGATGCCGCGAATAAAGGTTCGGCTAACGATCCAGCAGCAGGCCTTGCACACCTAGCAGAATTAGAAGCCAGTTTTACTGCTGCAACTCTTAAGTCCAGCAAGAAACTCACAGCAGAAGAATTAAAGCAACTCAAAGCCAAGCAGTTAAAGGCAGCAATCGACAAGGCTAACCTTGCTCTTGGTAAAGGATCTAACGTCTTTGACATTGAGAAGATCCAACTAGCCGCAGCTGAGAAGAGTGCCGCTGAGCAATTAGGCAAGGTAACTAGCCAAGCACAACTGCTCCAGATTACTAACGACCTTGCTCGCCTAGAGGTTAAGCAATCAATCCTCGCGCTAGAAGAAGCCATTGCTTCTAAGGATGTCGCAGCCATTACCAATGCGACTAACAAACTTAATGCAGACCTTGGAATCCTTGGTGCTCTTACTGGTCAGAAGATTAAACTTACTGAGATTGAATCAATCCTCAAAGGTATTCTTCCAAAGGATCTAATCAATCTACAGAATCTAAATGATGCTATTGCTTTGCTTAAGATTATCGGTGGCGGTGGTGGCTCTATGGCAACTCACGCTAACCCTATTCTCAGCGATCCCAATAAGAGTCCTACTGGTTTCCCTACTGTTACCCAACCTACTATCTATTCAGCAGGTGGAAGAATTGACAGCGCAGGCAATTACAATCCATACAATCCAGCCATGGTCGGTATGACTTCAGGTGGTGTCTCGCCTAGTTCATCAAATAGCGGTGCGGTCAATGTTGTCGTAAATGCTGGCACTGTTGCTAATCCAGAAGAATTAACGCTGCTAATCCAGAATGCAATTATCAGCCTCAATAAGCGCGGTGACTTGCTCAACACTGCTGGATCACTATGACCAGACCAGTCATCAACGTAATCATTAACTTCTCTACAGGTGCTACCTTTGGCAACCCTTTCATCATCGATCAATCTAAGATCGGCAGCTCAGATGTTATGGCAGATTCTACATCTTTGATTGTGGATGTCTCTAACCTCATTAACCAGATAAGCACTACCAGAGGACGGCAGTTATCAGCTGAGCAGTTCAACACTGGCACAGCAAGCGTTCGCATCTTGGATCAGAATGGTGACTTCAACCCACAGAATCCATCCAGCCCTTATTACACATACCTCAGCCCTATGCGTAAGATTGCCATTACTGCTACTTATGAGGGCGTGACCTATCCAATCTTTGCAGGGTACATAACCTCTTATAACACGACCACGCCTAAGTTCAATGGCGATATTGTTTATACAACTATTAATGCAGTGGATGGATTCCGCTTATTCCAGAACGCTCAATTCTTTGGAGTAACTGGGGCGACTGCTGGAGAAACCACAGGCTCACGAGTAACCAAGATTCTAGACACAATCGGCTGGCCTGCTTCTATGCGTGACATAGACACAGGATTGACCACAGTGCAAGCAGATCCAGCAACACAGCGCACATCCCTAGGAGCACTCCAGACGGTGGCTATAACCGAGTATGGCGCAATCTATATGGGTGCAGATGGTAAAGCAGTCTTTCAGGATCGTACGGTCACTACAGCCTCTGTGGCAGCCACTCCAAAGGTCTTTGCAGATGATGGCACAGGCATCAATTACTTTGATGTCAAGTGGGTGCTAGATGACTCTCAGGTGTATAACAAGGCAACCGTTACTCGCACAGGTGGCAGTGTCCAGACAGTAACCGATGCAGCTTCTATCGCCCAATACTTTACCCATAGTTATAACCAAGCAGACCTGCTTATGCAGACCGATGCTGAGGCTTTGAGTTATGCTCAGGCTTTCATCGCATCTCGCAAAGACACTTCCATCCGAGTCGATGAACTCACTCTGGATCTACAGCAGGATGACTACACAGCAGGCACTATCGCAGCTTTAGGCTTGGACTTCTTCAGTCCAGTCAAGATAACGACTACTCAGCCTAATAACACTTATCTAGAAAAGACAGTTCAAGTCTTTAACATCAACCACCAAATCACGCCTAACTCTTGGAAAGTACGATACGGCACAGCCGAGCCTGTTATCGATGGATTCATCATAGGATCTGATATTTCAGGTATCATAGGCACTAGCGTTTTAAGTTACTAAGGAGTAATAATGCCAACAGGATTGCCAGCAACCACAGGAGATGTCCTATCTTCTACAATGTATAACAGCCTTACCTCTTTCACTGTTGGTACTGCTAACACAGCTGATTACACAGCAGTCCTTGCAGACCAGTATCAAGTCCTAGAGATTATGAACAAGGCCACTGCCATTGCTTTTAAGATCCCTACTAACGCGTCTGTTGCATTCCCTATTGGCACAGTGATCACAGTGCTTAACATCGGTGCAGGACTCTGCACAATCTCAGCAGTTACCTCTGGCACTACTACAGTTCTTAGCGCAGGTGCAGTCGCTGCATCTCCTACCCTTGCTCAATATAAGTCAGCAGCTTGCATTAAGACAGGCACAGATACCTGGTACGTGGTGGGCGCGATTGCTTAACTCACTAGTCGCTGTATACGGCAATGGCGCAGCAGCATCGACTAACTCTTATGAGTCGATAGCAACTGTAACCATTGGAGCAGGTGGATCTTCATCTTGCTCATTTACTTCCATTCCACAGACCTATCAACATTTACAGGTTCGCATGATAGGTAAAATTGGAAGTGCATCAGGCGCACCATCTATTTATTTTAATGGGTCATCTAGTGGTACTGCCTATGCTTGGCATCATTTGCGCGGCAATGGTTCAACTGCATCTGTTAATGCAGGTACTTCAGCTCCGTATATGTCAGACGTTGTAAGTCCTTCAAGTGTCTGGAATAACAGTCAATTTACAACAGGAGTAATTGACATTCTAGATTATGCCAATACAAACAAAAACAAAACCCTTAGAATGTTGGCCGGTGTGGATAACAATGGAAGCGGCGCACTTGAACTCTACTCAGGTCTTTGGGCTAGCACTTCTGCTATTACTCAATTAGATTTATTTAATGGTTACACTTGGCAACAGTATTCATCATTCGCCCTCTATGGAATTAAGGGGTAATCATGCCATCAACTTATGAACCTATAGCAACTAATACTCTTAGCAGCACAGCTACAATTATTACTTTCTCAAGCATACCTAATACATATACTGATCTAGTTCTTGTCGTTGCTTGCTTAGATAGTGGTGCTGGTCGTACTCGACTTCGCTTAAATGGCGATTCAGCAACAAACTATTCTCGGATTAATCTTGTGGGCAATGGATCAGGTGCAGCTTCTTATCAGGCAAGCAATGAGACTCAATTCGATTTATCTGTTGCTGCGGGAACGTCCAGCACTAGCCCAACTGCTCAAATAATCTCAGTTAATAATTACTCTAATACGACTACTAACAAGACAATTCTTTCTAGATATAACTTGGCTAGTGGAGCAACAGAAGTCATGACAGGCCTTTATCGTTCAACTTCCGCAATAACTTCAGTTTCTTACTTTACGCAGGGAACAATGCAAATTGGTACAACTGCAACCCTCTATGGAATTAAGGCGGCATAATGGCTACGACATTTACTAAGATCGCATCCGTAGCAGTCGGCGCAGGCGGAGCAGGCACGATTGCCTTCAGTTCAATCCCGTCTACATACACCGATTTAGTTCTGAAAGTTTCTGCAAGAACTTCTGCAACTTCTCCCGAAATGACTATAACTTTCAATGGCACGAGTGCTAGTAACACTGACCGCCTTTTGTATAATTACGCTGGTACTATTGGATCCAATACTTCTTCTCCTATGAGAGCATCTGTCGATATCTCTACACAGACGGCCAGCGCATTTGGCAATGCAGATATCTATGTTGCTAATTATGCAGGGGCAACAAATAAAAGTGTTTCTATAGAAGCTGTTGCGGAAAGTAATTCCACCACAGATGCCTACCAGTATTTGAATGCTGGTCTTTGGTCTAATACAGCAGCCATTACTACAGTAACCTTGACACCTGTATCAGGCACATTTGTCCAATATTCAACAGCAACCCTTTACGGCATATCGAAATCATAAGGAGCAATAATGACAACAGCAATCGAGATCAACTGCGAAACAGGCGAAGTTATCGAGCGTCCTTTGACAGCCGATGAACTTAAAGCCAATGAAGCAGCACAAGCAAAGGCAGAAGCAGATCGTCTAGCAGCTGAAGCGGAAGCAGAAGCCAAGGCTGAGGCTAAGGCTGCACTACTGGCTAAGTTAGGCATTACTGCCGATGAAGCAGCACTGCTACTTGGATGAAGCCTAAACTCTCAAAGGCTGCGATTCAATTAAGAGAGCAGTTTGATGATTCCTTCCCAGGTCGTGACCGCACATCGGATGGCTGGATCGGTGATA